TGCTACAATCTATACAATTTAACAGGAAGACCAACAAATTCTTTTAATGGTATTAACTTCTTGGCCATTCCAAAAGACAATGACTTTAGAAGTTGCTTTCTACCGAGTAAAGATTTTCTAGTAGAATTTGACTTTGATGCTTATCACCTAAGACTAATTGCCAAACTAATAGGCTTCGAATGTCCAAAAGAGTCTTTCCACGAGTATCTTGGTAAAAGCTATTTTAATAAACAAGAACTTACAGAAGATGAGTACAAAGAATCAAAAACTATTACATTTAAACAGCTTTACGGTGGAGTAGACAAAAAGTATAAACACATAGACTTTTTTGCTCAAATGGGTTCTTATATAGACGATATGTGGAAGCAGTACAATAAGCAAGGCGGATATAAGCTTCCCACAGGCAGAATAATCAAGTCTGACGAATCGATGACCAAGTACAAACTATTTAACTATGTTGTGCAGAACATGGAGACCAGAGAAAATATTTATAAGATAAACCAGATACAGAATTATCTTAAAATTGCTGGAGCAAAAACTAAGCTAATTTTGATCACATACGATTCTTTTCTATTCGATTTTAGTAAAAAAGACGGAAAAAAGACATTAGAAGAGATCAAAACTATATTGGAATTCGGACAAATGAAAGTAAAACATAAACATGGAACCAGCTATGCATTCTAAACTAATTACAAATATTTATTAAACAAAGGTTATGACAGACATAAACACAATAGAACTAACACCAGAATCGCTTATGAACAAGCTGTTTTGCACATTCGCTAAAAAAGAGTTACTAGACGAAAGGTTGCAAGAAATAAATAAAGAATACAAGATACTTTACAATAAAATATTCGTATTGACCTCCCCAGAGTCTGACGAGTATATGTGCACATACAATATAGAAATAGAAGGCCCTAACACCAAGATCCTACCAAATACTATTTTACTGCACAGAAAAAAAGAATCCAATACCCTATACACAATTAACGCCCTTAACACACTGATCAAAACTCTGAACAACGGAGTATTGGATAATAAGTTCGTGGTAAATTGGGCCGATTATAGGAACTCTATCCTATTGACGCAAGGCGAAGATTTAAGAAAGTTGAATACCTCAATCCACAAGATAGTTGCGGTATAATTCACTGAAGAATAAATTTTTTTCTTTCGAATATTTTTAGTATATTAGCTTATATAATAAACAACAGTTATGGATATTTCACAATTAAAATCTAGGCTCGCTTCCCTACAAAATCCAAGAGGCGGACAGAAAAAGGACTACAGTTTAACAATCTGGAAACCTACTGTCGGTAAACACTTAGTTCGTATTGTACCTTCTATGTACAACAAATCGAACCCATTCAAGGAATTATTTTTCCACTACGGTATCAACAACAAGACAATGATTTCTCCGACTTCTTTCGGCGAAAAAGATCCTATTGTTGAATTCGCGCAAGGCTTAAGAAAGTCTAACGAAAGAGACAATTGGCAAACCGCTAAGAAGTTAGAACCAAAATTACGTGTATTCGTTCCAGTTATCGTAAGAGGCGAAGAAGAGAAAGGCGTAAGATTATGGGAATTCGGTAAACAAGTTTACATGGATTTGTTAGCAATCTTGGAAGACGAAGACGTAGGCGATTTCACAGATCCTATTCAAGGTCACGACATTACAGTCGACACAGCTGGTAAAGAAACCACTGGACTAATGTACAACACATCTACCGTTCGCGTAAGAACAAAAGTAACTCCATTATCAGAAGACGGTGACAAAGTGAAGTTGTGGTTAAATACACAGCCAGATCCAGACACTTTATTCAAGCGTTACTCTTACGAAGAAATGAAGGCTGCATTATTAGCGCATTTGAATCCTGAAGAAGAGATCAAACAAAACGCCGATACAGTTGTAGAGAAAACCGCTGAAACAGGAGACTTACCTTGGGAAAAAGAAGAAGCACCTAAACAGGCTTTTAGTTTAAACACAAGTAAGACAGAGATCGATTCTAAGATCGACGATTTATTCAACTTTTAATTTATAAGCCCTCACCTAAAAACGAGGGCTTTTTAAACCTCACTAATGGCAAAGGCTAAAGAAGGGTTAAATAGCACCGTATCAAAAGCTATCAAAACAGAATTCAATTTGGATTCTTTTAAAAGATCAAAGAACTTATCATCTACGTCCATCAAATTCAAGGACCAGCAGTGGATTCCGTTATCAAAAGCGTTTCAAGACACATTACAAATCCCAGGAATCCCGAAAGGCCACATTACTCTATTGCGTGGCCACTCAGACACCGGTAAAACAACGGCGTTATTAGAAGCAGCGGTGAGTGCCCAAAAAATGGGCATTCTACCGGTGTTTATTATCACTGAAATGAAATGGAGTTGGGAACACGCTAAAGAGATGGGATTACAGTTCGAAGAAGTAGCAGATGGAGATGGAGTAGTTTCTGACTATAAAGGATTTTTCTTGTTCATCGATAGGGAAAAGCTAAACTGTATTGAAGATGTATCTGCTTTTATCGCAGATATTTTAGACGAGCAAAAGTCTGGTAACTTACCTTACGATTTATGTTTCTTTTGGGACTCTGTGGGCTCGATCCCATGCCGATTATCTATTGAGTCTAATAAGAACAATAACGAGTGGAACGCAGGAGCAATGTCTCAGCAGTTCGGTAATTTTATCAATCAAAGAATTGTTTTATCTAGAAAAGAGAGTCAGCCTTATACGAACACTCTAGTTGCTATCAATAAAGTTTGGGTCGCAAAGCCTGAAACTATTATGAGTCAACCAAAGATGAAGAATAAAGGCGGAGACACAATGTTCTTTGATTCGTCTCTTGTAATTACTTTCGGTAACGTTACTAACTCAGGTACGAACAAGATCAAAGCTACCAAAAATGGTAAAGAAGTAGAGTTTGCAAAGAGAACTAAAATCTCTTGCGATAAGAACCACGTTACAGGAGTTACGGCTTTAAACAAGGTTATTATGACAGTGCACGGATTCATTGCCGACGATAAAAAAGAATTAGATAATTACAAGAAGCAGTATTCACATCAGTGGTTAAAAACACTAGGATCTACTACGTTCGATGTAATTGAGGAAGCAGAAGAGGACATTAAAGATATATTTGACGCATCAGAAAATGAATAAAGAATACCAAAAGATTTTCGACTCGCTTGGAAAAACAGAGGAAGAGAAGGTAGAAATAAAAGAAGATCTAAAGGTAAACGATAGAATCTTAATTATCGACTCTCTAAACACTTTTTTAAGAGCGTTTACGGTAATACAGCATTTTAATAAAAGTTTAAATCACGTTGGTGGACTAACGGGCTATTTAAGGTCCGTTGGTTACGCTATTAATCTAATAAGACCTACCAGAGTGATTCTGGCGTTTGATGGCAAGGGTTCATCTACTAACAAACGTTATATCTATCCAGAGTACAAAGCTAATAGAGGCATACGCAGGGTCACTAACTGGGATGCTTTTGAGAATCAAGAACAAGAATCAGAAGCAATCACCAATCAATTAGTTAGGCTCATAGATTATTTAAAGTGTTTGCCCGTAGATTTGATTTCTATAGACAAGATTGAAGCAGACGATGTTATTGGATACATCTCTCAACAGATGGATTCACAAATAACAATAATGTCTTCAGACCGAGATTATTTACAGCTCGTATCTCAAAGAATTTCTGTATATTCGCCTACGAAGAAAATCTTTTACACTCCTGAAAAAGTAAGAGCTGAATACGGAGTGTCAAGCGAGAATTTTTTGAATTATAAAGTTTTAACTGGAGATTCTGGAGATAATGTTCCTGGAATTAAGGGAATTGGACCAAAGACAATCACAAAATTGTATCCAGAGTTGGCAGACGATGTGAAGATGACTTTAACAGAAGTATTAGACAAAGCAAAAGAGGGTCAAGGAAAAGCATTTATGAGCATTAGAAATTTTGAGCATCAGTTAAAGATAAACGAAAAGTTGATGGATCTAACCAATCCAAACATACCAGATGATTCTATAGCTGAGATCCACGAAATGCTTGAAAATCCAAATAAGACCTTTAGATCTAAAGAGTTTATGGGTCTATACGAAGAAGACGATTTGGGTAATTCTATTTCTAATCTTCAAACATGGTTACACAATAATTTTTATCAGTTATCAAAATATAAATAAGTTATGGCGGTTTTAAATCAGTTACAACAATACGGAATTGGATTCCAAATTAAGGTTTTATCTAGCTTATTAAAAGATAAGGAGTTTTTACAAAATATAAACGATATCTTGGACGTAGAGATGTTCGATAATCCTGCACACAAATGGATTGTTCAAGAAATATTAAGATATTATTACAAGTATCATACGACTCCTTCTATGGAATCTTTACAGGTCGAAGTTAAGAAGATAGATAACGAGGTTTTAAAGGTGAGCGTAGTAGAACAACTAAAGGACTCTTTGAAAGCGACAGACGAAGACAGAGAATACGTACAGAACGAATTTAGTAACTTCTGTAGAAATCAACAATTAAAAAACGCAATTTTAAATTCAGTTAATCTTTTAGAGAAAGGCGATTGGGATCAGATTAGACCAATGATTGATGCAGCGTTAAAAGCAGGTCAAGACAAACGTATTGGTCACGAGTACGAAAAGGATATGGAAACGAGATATAGAGCAGAGCAGCGTTCTCCAATTGCAACTCCATGGAATAACTTAAACGAACTCTTAATGGGTGGATTGGGTGTAGGTGATTTAGGCATTATCTTCGGAAATCCAGGCGGAGGTAAATCTTGGTTATTAGTAAACTTAGGAGCTATCGCAGTTCAGTTAGGTTACACAGTAAACCACTACACGTTAGAGTTATCAGAAGACTACGTAGGTAAAAGATACGATGCTTTATTTACAGGAATCGATGTACAACAGATTCACATGAATAGAGACAAGGTACAACAAGAGATTGACAAATTAAAAGGTAAGCTGATCATTAAAGAGTTTCCAATGGGCAAAGCAACGCCTAATACTATCGAAACACACATTCAAAAGTGTAGAGATTTAGGTCACGCTCCTGACTTGGTTATTATTGACTACGTAGACTTATTAAAGAGCAAAACAAGGTCGATAGATCCTAAGGATGCTATTGACGACGTATACACAGCAATCAAAGGTATGGCAAGAGAGTTAAAGGTACCAGTGTGGACAGTATCCCAAGTAAATAGAATGGGCGCTAAAGATGATGTAATTGAAGGGGATAAGGCGGCAGGCTCTTATAACAAAATGATGATTGCGGACTTTGCAATGTCTTTATCAAGAAAAAGACAGGACAAGGTAAACGGTACTGGCAGAATGCACGTAATGAAAAACAGGTACGGAGCAGACGGTATGACTTACGCAGCCAAAGTAAACACTAACTGCGGAAGAATAGAAATCAATAAAGACGAGATAAGCGAAGATGACCTAACTTTT